TAAAACAGATCCAAAAAAAGTTGCAACATTACCTGCAGAGATGAATCGATTAGCAAGAGAATATAACTCAGAAGTTAAAACAATTAGAGTTGCTAAATCCGATCCAGATAAACCTTATAAAATCGTTAAAGAAATAGAAGCTGATAAAAAATTTAAATTAGATAAAGATTCAGCAGGTACTGAACACGAAGCAGCCTTTAGAACAAAGGAAGAAGCTTTAGCTTACGCTGATAGGTTTGGAAGATCTGATGCTGTTGAAACAATGCTTAGAGATGATCCTAGATTATATATGGATGTTTATGCTATTAAAATTTCACCTGATATGATTAAAAAACCTTTCAAAGCATATCAAGAAGGCGGTCTAGTCGTAAATATATTTGCATGATATTATAATTCTGTTATAACAAAAAGGAGATATATATCATGGCAAGTAAAAAATTAAAACAAGCCTTAATGGCAGGAATAGCTGGAGCTGCTTTAGCTGGAGCTGCTAAAATGAAAGGCAATGCTTTAAAAAAAGCAGTTACAGATACAGGTGATCTTGGCTCTGAAATGGCTAACGATACTGCATTAGCACAAGCAACTAGAAAAGCAATGTTACCAAAAAAGAAACCTTCAATGGGATCATCAATGTTAGACTATAGTTCAACATTTGGATTAGGACCTATGGATGGTGCCTACAAAGGTAAGATGATTAAAGCTAAAAATGGCGTAATGGCTAGAGGCTGTAAGTTAGGAAGAAATAAAAGAACTATCATCACTTAACAATGGCTGAAGTAGAAAAACAAAATGAACTTCCTGAGACTGAAGAAGAAGTTGAAGAAGTTGATGTAGAGGTTGAAGGTGCCGAGGACGAAGTTCCTCAGCAAGAAGAACCTGAAGAAGACTTTTACAGAAACTTAGCAGATGAAATGGACGAGAGAACTCTCGGACGTATTGCTCAAGAACTTATTTCAGATTTTAAGAAAGATAAAGTTTCAAGAGGGGATTGGGAACAAGCTTACACACAAGGTTTGGACTTACTTGGTTTCAAGTATGTAAACAATACAAGACCATTCCAAGGTGCGAGTGGTGTTACCCATCCTCTTCTTTCAGAAGCGGTTACACAATTTCAAGCACAAGCTTATAAAGAATTATTACCAAGTGATGGACCTGTAAGAACTCAAATTATAGGTGCTGACACTCCTGAAGTTTCACAACAAGCTGAACGAGTTCAAGATTTTATGAACTATATGTTGATGGAACAAATGGAAGAGTACACACCAGATACAGATCAGTTATTATTTTATTTACCATTAGCAGGATCTGCTTTTAAAAAAATTTATTACGATGAAATTAAACAAAGAGCAGTTGCTAAATTTGTACCAGCTGAAGATTTAGTTGTTCCATACTATGCAACAGATTTAAAAGATTGTGAAAGAATTACACACATTGTTAAGATGTCAGAGAATGATGTACTTAAACAACAAAAGGCAGGATTCTATAGAGATGTAGAACTATTACCAAAACAACCTGAAAGAAGTCCAATACAAGATAAATTAAACGAATTAGAAGGTGTTAAACCTGCTGGAGAAAAAGAATATCAATATAATATTTTAGAAATGCATATTGATTTAAATTTAAATGAATTTGAAGTAGATAACGCAGAGAAAGAAGTTAAATTACCTTACATCGTATCGATTGATGAAGGTTCTGGAGAAGTTTTATCTATTTATAGAAACTACAATCAAGATGATGACACTTATCAAAGAAAAGAATACTTTGTACACTACAAATTTTTACCTGGTTTAGGCTTTTATGGCTTTGGTTTAATACATATGATAGGTGGATTAAGTAGATCTGCTACTCAAGCATTAAGACAATTGCTTGATGCAGGTACTTTAGCTAACTTACCTGCTGGATTTAAGTCTAGAGGTATTAGAATTAGAGATGATGATCAACCTTTTCAACCTGGAGAGTTCAGAGATGTTGATGCTCCCGGTGGAAATATCAGAGATCAGTTCCAAATTTTACCTTTTAAAGAGCCAAGTGCTACTTTATTCCAACTTTTAGGTTTTGTTGTACAAGCAGGACAGCGTTTTGCAGCTATTGCAGACATGCAAATGGGTGAAGATGCTCAAAATAGAGCTGTTGGAACTACAATTGCTCTCTTGGAGCGTGGTTCAAGGGTGATGAGTGCTATTCACAAGCGATGTTACTATGCAATGAAGCAAGAATTTAGACTTTTAGCAAAAGTTTTTGCTGATTATCTACCTCCAGTGTATCCATATGCAGTAACTAACGCAGATAGATTCGTAAAATTACAAGATTTCGACGATAGAGTTGATGTTATTCCTGTTGCAGACCCAAATATTTTCTCAATGGCACAAAGAGTAACTTTAGCAAACGAAAATTTAAAAATTGCAGCTTCAAATCCACAAATGCACAACTTAAGAGAAGCTTACAGACGAGTTTATGAAGCTTTAGGTACAAAAAATATTGATGCAATCTTAAAACCTGATCTACAACCACAACCAGAAGATCCAGCAACTGAAAATGCTAAAGCATTACAGATGCAAATTTTAAAAGCGTTCCCTGAACAAGATCACGATGCGCATATTATGGCTCACAGAGCATTTATGGCTACAAGAATGGTACAAATCAATCCAATGGTTTATGCTTTGTTACAAGGACACATATCTGATCACATTGCACTAAAAGCACACGGTGAAATTGGAGATTTAGTACAAAATACACCTGAATTACAAATGCAAGCACAACAAGACCCACAAGGATTTAAAGTTTTATTTAATTCTATGGTAGCTAAAAAGGTTGCAGAGATAACAATGATGTTAGCTCAAGAAGAAGCTGGTGGTCAAAAAGAAGATCCATTAGTTGCATTGAAACAAAGAGAATTAGATTTAAAAGCTATGGATATGCAAAGAAAAGCTATGGAAACTCAGCAAGATATGGAAAGAAAAGCTATGGAGTTTGAAGATCGTATAGATCTTGATAAAATGAAGTTAGAATCTGCAGAAGATCAAGCAGGTGAAAGAATTAGAATCGCAGAAGAAAAAATGGATATGAATGAAAGAATACAAAGGGAGCGAGCTAATGCCACTAAACGCCAAAGGTGAAAAAATCTTAGCTTCAATGGAGAAGCAATACGGAAAGAAAAAAGGTAAAACTGTTTTCTATGCAATGGAAAACTCTGGAAAGTTAAAAGGAGTTAAAAAAGCATACTCTGGAGATTTTATGTCTGCTTCTACATCAAGTAGTATGTATGATTCTGGTAAAGCTGCAGCAGATTCTTTTCAAGCAAGTTATTCAGGTAGTGATAATGGAAACAATCAACCAACAACTTCACCTAAAACTACTGGGACTACTTCGGGAGGTGGAGGTAGTGGACCTAATTTAACTAATATTGGTAAATCGCTTTTAACTATGGGTGCAAGTAAATTATTTGATTTACCTATGGGAGTAGCAACTGTAGCAAAAAAAGTAGTAGGACCTATTCAAAGAGCTGTTACACCTAAAGCAACAAAAGACATTGCTGATGCAAGACTTAGTGGTTCGTTTACAACATCTTATAATTATCAACCAAAAACTATACCTACACCTAGTGTATCAGATAGTAATATTCAAGGTGGTTGTGCAGATGGATCAAATCCACCTTGCAAGACACCTACAACACAAATTAAAAATCCTGTTTCAACACCTAATCCATTTTTGTCTGGTTTTAAAGCATATGATGATGGTGGTGAAGTTGTGATATCATCTAACGTAGATAAAAGTTTATTATGATAAATAAAAAATTAACAACAACAGTTCCTCCTAAAAAAGGACCTAACTCACAAGTTCCACCTGTAAAGATGAGTTGCGGTGGTATGCATAAAAATGATGGTGGTATGGGATGTGGTTGTAGTGATTGTATGCAACAAGGATCTAGAGGAACAAAAAGAATTCAAGTTAAAGGATTTAATTTTCAAGGAGTAAGATGATATTAAAAAAAATAGCAAGATGGATATGGTGTTTATTTTTTCCACCAATTATTTACAGACAAGACTTTGATTTAAAAAGACATTGTAATGTACACGAACAATATAAAAAAGGTTGTTCTGAATGTCGTTATTTGAATAAATAAAATGGTTGCAAAGTACATCGGTAGTTTAATAGCTAAAAGAGTTTTAAAGAACAGACCTGACTTACATAAAAAGTTCGATAAGATTATGAAAAATGATGTTGATGTAACTACGTCTAACGAATCACAAATCTCACAAGCATTAAGAATATTAAGATCAGATAAAGTAGATAAAAAATCTACTGGTGGTGAAATAATTAAAGGTGGCGATTACATAAAAGATCTGTTATAGATTTTAAATGTTCGATAAACTTTCTAAAAAAGAACAGCTAATATTACTTGCAGGTATTTTTGAAGGAGAAGGTTGGTTTGGATTAAATAGAACTAACAAATTAAATTATACTCCAGTAGCAGTATTAGAAGTACAAATGTCAGATGAAGACGTTGTAAAAAAATTTCAAAGATATTGTAATACAAATAAAAAAATTCACTTTAAACCAAAAAGAAAAGAACATTACAAAGATCAATATCGTTTTACCCTTTCAGGCACCCGTGCTTTACAGCTTATGGAGGAAATGCTACCATATTTAGGTATAAGGAGAAAAGAACAATATTATGCCGTGGTTCAATCTATTGGGAATGGCCCTAAAAACTGGAGCCCACCTATATCAGAACAAACAAAAGACAAAGCAAGCAATGTCGGATGCTCAACTGATGCATGCAGAAAAAATGCGATCGGGAGAGATAGCTTATGAAGGTAAATTATTAGAAGCTAGACAATCCGACTGGAAAGACGAGTTCATTTTATTATTACTCTCTGCGCCAATCGTAATGTTAAGTTGGGCAGTATTTTCGGATGACCCAACTGCGATGGAAAAAATGAAACTCTTTTTTGAGTATTTTTCTGAGTTGCCATTTTGGTATCAGACTATATTCGTAGGAGTAATCGCGAGCGTGTACGGACTTAAGGCTACGGATTTAATCAAGCGTAAATAGTTGCATTTAAATATCAAAATGTTATAACAACCTATGATTAGAGGAGATAGCTCAGACTATGAATTACTTAATAAATGGACTAAAGGATTTGATTGCCAAGGTTACAAATCTTGTGAGATCGGAGTTCGTGAGGGACTTGGGTCTAAGATTATCATGGACAATGTTGTTAATAATTATATCCATGTGGGCGTTGATCCTTATGGTAACTTAAAATACCAACACTATGATAACACAGGTGAATACACCTGTGATTATACTGATGAGATGAGAGATACGATGTTAAATGATTTTTATCAGTATCGAAACAATGGAAAGTTTGCATTATGTAATATGACAGACACTCAATTTATGAACGATTCTGAACATAGGTTTTCAAAGTTCGCATTTGTTCATTTTGATGGTCCCCATATGACAAAAGATGTTATAACTGAAGCAGTTTGGTTTGCTACTAGAACTGCACCTATCACAAGGTTTGTATTTGATGATTATACTAAATATGAAATGCCTTTAATTGAAACTATGTTAAAAAAATATGGTTTTAATAATGTTGAGCAAGGAAAAAATAAAATTTTATTAGAAAAAAATGAATCTTGATTTAGATACACTACAAAGTATCAAACATTTCATTAATAAAAGAATTACCCAAATCAAAGAGGATTTGGTGTACCATGTAGACACAATCGACAGACTATCGTATTCTAGAGGGAAACTCAGCGCTTTAGAAACGCTGCTTCAGGATCTTAAAGACCTGCAGAGAAACGAGGAGAATGTCGATGACGATAATAACACCTGATTCCACTTTAGTTGGAGTCAATAAAGTAAACAATGGTGTCGCGCCTGATTCAAAAGAATCGCCGATGCCAACTGATCCAGCAGGGATCGAAAAATACCTTTCAGTAATACCAAAACCAGTTGGTTATAGACTTTTAGTTAGACCTTATGCAGGTCCTAAAAAAACTAAAGGTGGAATTTATCTTACTGATAACGCAAGTGAAACTATTCAAATGACAACCGTAGTTGGTTTAGTCGTTGAGATGGGTGATCTTTGTTATCAAGATAAAGAAAAATTTCCAAAAGGTCCTTGGTGTAAGAAAGGGCAATTTGTAATCTACGGTAGATATGCCGGTTCTAGATTCAAAACAAAATATGGTGAACACCGTATTTTGAACGATGATGAAATCATCGCAACAATAGATAAACCAGAAGATATTCTGCATTTATATTAACAAGGAGAAAACATCATGGCTGATGCACAAGAACAAGCTAAGATACAACCTGAAGTTGAACTTGATTTAGACGATGTTAAAGAAACAGAAGTCAAAATTGAGGAAACAAAAAAGGAAGAATCTAGTGAACCCAACTTAAATGTTGGTGAAGTAGACTTAGGCTATACTAATCACGATGGTAAAGAATCGAAAGATGAAATTGCTATTGAAGAAGTAGAAGAACCTAAACAAGAAACAAAACAAAAAGAACAACAAGAAGATATTGATGATCTATCAAAGGTATCTGAATCTGTAAAAAAAAGAATTGATAAGCTTACAAGAAAATATAGAGAAGCTGAAAGAAGAGAACAAGCTGCTTTAGATTTTGCAAAAGGTTTACAAAAAAAATACGATGATTCTTTAACAAAGTATGATTCTGCAGATGAAAAGTATCTAAAAGAATTTGACGCTAGAGTAGATTCTCAAAGAGAACAGGTAAAAAGAAAACTTAAGGAAGCTATTGAAAATAATGATGCTGACAAAATTATGGAAGCTAACGATGAGCTTACTAGGTTATCTGTTGAAAAAGAGAAGGCTAGAATTAAGTTAGCTGATAGAGAAGCTAGACTTAAACAGTTAGAAGAACAGAAAAACAGTGTCAAAGAAGAACCAAAATACTCAGAAAAAGACGTTGTGCCACAAGAACCTAGCATTAGAGCTAAGGATTGGGCATCTAAAAACTCTTGGTTTGGCAATGATAAAATCATGACAAACGCAGCAATGACCGTACACGAAGATCTAGTGGGTATGGGTGTTGATGTTGAAAGTGATGAGTATTATAATGAGATTGATAAACGTATGAAGGAAAATTTCCCGCATCGTTTTCAATCTGAGCAACGAAGACCCGTCCAAAAAGTTGCTAGTGCTGGCAGAAGTCAGCAGGGACGTAGATCTGTGAGACTCACCAAATCACAGGTGGCTATTGCCAAAAAATTAGGGGTGCCACTAGAAGAATACGCTAAATACGTGAAGGAGGTACAGTAGTATGAGCGATAATATAAAAAGAACTTCACGCGCGTCAGAAGAAGTAAAAGAGGTTAGAAATAAACCTTGGACGCCACCATCATCTCTGGATGCACCACCTGCGCCAGACGGTTATGTCCATAGATGGATAAGAACCGAGAGTATGGGTTTTCAGGATACGGCAAACGTATCTAAGAAAATGAGAGAAGGTTGGGAATTTGTGAGAGCTGAGGAGATTAAAAATCAACTTGGTGATCATTCATATCCAATCATAGCTCAGGGAACTTACGCAGGTTTGATCGGGGTTGCTGGCCTTGTGTTGGGAAGGATACCTGAAGAGATCGTAAAAAGCCGTGCCGAGTATTTTAGAAAAATTACTCAGGACAGAGTAGACGCGGTAGACAACGATGTCATGAAGGAACAACGACCGGAGATGCCTATTAATATTAGTAGACAATCTCGCGTAACTTTTGGTGGAGGAAACAAATCCTAATGATTTGGTAAAATTCACACCAAGGTAAATGTTAATAAACTATGAGGAGAAAACAACATGGCTAATGTAGCTGAAAAATATGGTCTAAGACCAGTAAGAAAGTTAGATGGCTCTCCATTTATTAACGCACAAAACAGATATAGAATTGCAGCGAACTACGGTACGCCAATTTATCAAGGTGACTTGGTAAAACCTGTAACAGGTGGTGGAATCCAAAGAGCAGTTGCAAATACTTCTGATCTTGTAGTGGGCGTTTTTAACGGAGTATTCTACACAGACCCTACTACTCAGAAGCCGACTTGGAAAAACTACTATCCTGGAACTGTTAATGCTAGTGACATTGTCGCTACTGTTATCGATGATCCAGATGTAGTTTACTCAATCGACTCTGATGGAGCGTTTGCAGTAGCAGACATCTTTAAAAACTTCGCAATAACAAACGTAACAGGAAACACTTTAACAGGTATTTCTAAAGTTCAATTGGACTATAGTGTATCTGGTTTAACAACAAGTGGTACTGTTCTTCAAGCAATTGACGTTTCGCAAGATACGCAAAACGACACTGCTGGAAGCGTGAATGTAGATGTGTTGGTTAGAATTAATAACCACTTCTATGCTCAGGGCACAGGAATATAGGAATAGGAGAATAAATTATGGCTATATCACGATCACAACTAGTTAAAGAACTAGAGCCAGGATTGAATGCACTATTCGGCCTGGAATACAATAGATACGACAACGAGCATGCAGAGATCTTCATGTCAGAAGCTTCAGACAGAGCGTTTGAAGAAGAAGTCATGTTATCTGGCTTTGGCACAGCAGCAACAAAAGCTGAAGGTGCTATGGTCACATTTGACCAAGCTTCTGAAGTATATACTTCAAGATACACTCACAACACTGTGGCGTTAGCTTTTGCTATCACAGAAGAGGCTATTGAAGATAACTTATACGACAGATTAGCGGGCAGATACACAAGAGCTCTTGCTAGATCAATGGCGCAATCTAAACAAATCACAGCAGCTAACGTATTAAACAATGCGTTTAATACAGGCGGAAGCTATAATGGAGGTGACGGTAAAGCACTTTGTACTATCGACCACCCATTAGCTAACGGTGGAACGTTCAGAAATGAACTTTCAACTGCTTCTGATTTATCAGAAACTTCGTTAGAACAAGCGTTAATAGACATCGCAGCGTTCGTAGACGAAAGAGGATTAAAAATCGCTACTATGGGTAGAAAATTGATAATTCCAAAAGAATTACAATTTACTGCAGAGCGAATTATGAAATCACCTTTATCTACAACACCAGGTGGTTCTTCAGCGTTTGCGAAAAACGACATCAACGCAATGATGAACATGGGTATGATTCCAGAAGGTTACAGAGTTAACCATTTCTTGACTGATACTGATGCATTCTTCATTATGACTGATGCGCCAAACGGTTTGAAACACTTTGTAAGATCGCCAATTAAAACAGCGATTGAAGGTGACTTCGACACTGGTAACGTAAGATTCAAAGCTAGAGAAAGATACAGCTTCGGTTGGTCTGATCCTAGAGGGATCTTTGGTTCGCCAGGAGCGTAATCAAATAATTAATAGGGGCGTAGTATTTACGCCCCTATTTTTTTAATATAAAATAGGAATTACTATGGCATTAGATATTCAAGCAACTAGATCTACAGCAGCAGCAGGAGCTACTGCAATTATTGAACAACCAATAAGATTAAAAGGAATTATTATTGCTTCAGACAGTGTTGGAGCAGGTGTTTTAGAATTAACTACAACTTCAAATTCAGGAACAACATTATTTATTGGTGATGTTGCTTCAGGTGATACAGTAAACTTTTCTTTTCCTGATGATGGAATTGTATTTCCAAAAGGTATCTACTGCAAAACAAAAACTAATATTGCTGCATATACTCTTCTAACAGATAAATACTCAGCACCAGGATTAACTTACTAGAGGTAAAGCATGGATTACTATGCTGACTTAGGTATAGAGATCGATGGATACGCAAAAGGTGGTATGCCTGCGCGTAACAAAAAAAACTTTAGATCTACAAAATCTGGAGCAGGTATGACGGCAGCAGGGGTCCGTGCATACAGAAGAATGAACCCTGGATCAAAATTAAAAACAGCAGTAACAGGTAAAGTTAAAAAAGGAAGTAAAGCAGCCAAAAGAAGAAAATCTTTTTGTGCAAGATCAGCAGGACAAATGAAGATGTTTCCTAAAGCTGCAAGAGATCCTAATTCAAGATTAAGACAAGCAAGAAGAAGATGGAAGTGTTAATTTCAGATGGCAAGAATAAACGAAGATACTTCTGTAAAAACAGATCTTAAAACTATAGGGCTTATTATAGCTGGAGCAGCAATGAGTGTATGGGTTTATTTTGGCTTAATATCTCAAATATCAGATTTAGAAACTAAAAATAAATTAATGGAGGCTGACCTTTTAAAAAAGGCAGATCAAGTTCCAACAGATAAAGAACAATTTTTTTTACTTGAGGCTCTAGCTGAAAAAACAGAAAAACAACAAAAAATATTAGAAGAAAACTTACACGTTAAAGTTATGTTAGAAGCAGGTATG